TAAACAAAACTTTGGTGTAGATTTATTTGAAAATGACGAAGAGAATCTACCTGACACAGAGGAAGAACTAGCGCTACACATGCAACTTACCTACAAACAGGCCGTTGAAATAGCAGAAGAACAGGCTATTAACGTTTTGTTAGAAGGTAGCGATTACGATTTAATTAGAAGAAGATGCCTATACGATTTAACGGTACTTGGAATAGCAGCAACAAAAACAACATTTAACTTTTCTGAAGGAGCTAAAATTAAATATGTAGATCCAGCTAACTTAGTTTATTCTTATACTGACTCTCCTTACTTTGATGATATATATTACGTTGGTGAGTTAAAAGAAATTCCAATAAATGAATTAGCTAAAGAGTTTCCTAATTTAACAGAAAATGAATTAAAAGAAATAACAGAAAGATCTAGTAACTATATAGAAACTAAAAACAATAGAGATAAAAATAAGGTTCACGTTTTGTATTTTAACTTTAAAACTTATCAAAATAAAGTTTACAAATTAAAAAAGACAGGATCAGGCGCAGACAAGGTTATACAAAAAGATGACACATTTAATCCACCTGAAGATAAAGATGGTAATTTTAGTAAATTGCAAAAAGTTATTGAGTCTTTATATGAGGGTGTTTACGTGTTAGGATCTAACAAACTATTGAAGTGGCAAATGGTGGAAAACATGATGAGGAGTGAGTCAGACTTTAGTTCAGTTAAAATGAGTTATCAAATAGTTGCACCAAGAATGTACAACGGTAAAATAGAATCTTTAGTAAGTAGAATAACAGGTTTTGCTGATATGATTCAATTAACACATTTAAAGCTTCAACAAGTTATGGCTCGTATGGTGCCAGATGGTGTTTACCTAGATGTTGATGGTTTAGCAGAAATAGATTTAGGTAATGGAACAAACTACAACCCACAAGAAGCATTAAACATGTTCTTTCAAACTGGTTCTGTATTAGGTAGAAGTTTTACATCAGATGGAGATCAAAATCCAGGTAAAATTCCAATACAACAAATACAATCATCAGGAGGAGGTAATAAAATGCAAGCACTAATTGGTAATTATAATTACTACTTGCAAATGATAAGAGATGTAACTGGTTTAAATGAAGCTAGAGATGGTAGTATGCCAGATAAAAACGCTTTAGTTGGAGTTCAAAAACTTGCTGCAGCTAATTCAAACACTGCAACAAGACATGTACTTCAATCTATGTTGTACCTAACAGCTGAAACAGCAGAGTGTTTATCATTAAGAATAGCTGATATAGTAGAGTACTCACCAACTAAAAACGCTTTTATACAAGCAATTGGTGCTCACAATGTAGCAACGCTTGAAGAACTAAAAGATTTACACCTTTACGACTTTGGTATATTTATAGAATTAATGCCAGATGAAGAAGAAAAAGCAATGTTAGAAAATAACATACAGGTTGCGCTGTCCCAAAAAATGATTGAACTTGATGATGCTATTGATCTTCGCTCAGTAAGAAATGTAAAACTAGCAAATCAACTATTAAAAGTTAAAAGAAAAAAGAAATTAGAAAGAGACCAACAAATACAACAGCAAAATATTCAAGCACAGTCTCAAGCAAACATACAGGCTCAACAAGCGGCAGCGCAGGCTGAAATGGAAAAAAATGAAGCTAAAGTACAGGTTGACACTCAACTTGAAACAGCTAAAAATGATTTAAAAATTCAATACCTACAGAGAGAAGCTGCAATTAAAAAAGAGTTAATGCAGTTTGAGTTTGATTTAAATTCTAAGTTGAAGGGTTTAGAAAGAAACGTTAATAGCCAAAACGAAACAATGAGAGAAGATAGAAAAGATCAGAGAGTAGATAGACAGGCTATGCACCAAAAAGAAATGATACAACAAAGATCTAGTGGTGAAACTAGTAAAAACTTTGAATCATCAGGTAATGATATACTTACAGGGGACGCTAATATATAATAAGTCCTTATTATTTAATATTTTATAAAATTTTATTATGGCAGAAGAAAAAGAAGAGTTAGTTGAACAAACTAATGAAAACAAAGAAGACAAAAACGTTACAAAGGTTGAAGTTAGTAAACCCGTACAACCAGTTAATAATATAACTAAAGTTGATCTTACTAAAACACCAGTTGAAAAAACTGAAGATGTTAAAGATGAACCTAAAGAAAATGAAGTAGAAGAAGAAGTTGTTGTTGTTAATGAAACTAAAGAAGAACAAACTAAAACAGAAGAGGTTAAAAATGTTATAGAAGAAGTAACAAATGAAACTGAAGAACCGTTAGTAGAACAAGATGACATTAGTGTAGAAACTAATAATGATCTACCAGAAAAACTTCAAAAAGTTGCAGACTTTATGAAAGAAACAGGTGGTGATCTAAATGATTATGTTCAATTAAATAGAGATATATCTAAACTAGATGACTCTGAAGTTTTAGACGAATATTATAGAAGTACAAAATCACACTTATCTGTAGAAGAAAGAAGCTTTTTATTAGAAGATAGCTTTGGTGTAGACGAAGAGGTTGATGATGATAAAACTATAAAGAAAAAACAAATAGCCTTAAAAGAGCAAGTTGCCAAGGCTAAAGCCTATATGGACGGGCAAAAGTCCAAATACTATGAAGATATTAAAGCTGGTTCTAGGTTAACACCTGAAGCAAAAAAAGCTATGGATTTCTTTAATAGATATAATAAAGAGAATGAAAAGCAAAAGAAACTAAACGAGGCTACTAAAAAAACATTTAAACAAAGAACAGATAATGTATTCAACGATAATTTCAAAGGTTTTGATTATAAAGTTGGAGACAAAAAATTTAGGTTTAATGTAAAAGATGTTAATAAGGTAAAAGAAACACAGAGTAATATCAATAATTTTGTCGACAAGTTTGTTGGCAAAGATAAAACAAATATTGAAGATGCTGCTGGTTATCACAAGTCTTTATTTACAGCTATGAACCCTGATGCAATAGCAAGACACTTTTATGAACAAGGTAAAGCTGATGCTGTTAAGGATCAAATAGCTGGAGATAAAAATATAAACTTAGATCCTAGACAAACTCACAATGAGACAAATGTCGGAGGAGTTAAGTATAGAGTTTTAGGTAATGATGCTAATGATTTCAAATTTAAAATAAAAAGAAAAAAATAATTAATAATTTAAAAAAAATATATTATGGCAATTACAGCAGGGACTAATTTGAATAGTGTGCCAAACTCACAGCAGTTGACACTCTCTTCTAATTATCTCGATTTTACAAGTGGATCAGGAAATGATTGGTCCCAACAATATTTACCAGACCTCATGGAAAAAGAAGCAGAGGTTTTTGGTCAAAGAACAATAGCTGGCTTTTTAGAACAAGTTGGCGCAGAAGAAGCTATGTCTTCCGATCAAGTAGTTTGGTCTGAACAAGGTAGACTACATTTATCTTACAAGGGAACTTTATCTATTGCTGATTCTGTTGTTACTATAGTAAGTGATATAGATGGAAACACCAATGGTGTTAATGGATTTGCTGTTGCAAGTCATGGTGTTAGAATTGGAGATACAGTTCTTATATCTGTAGCAAATGCTACTTATAAAGGCCACGTTACAGTTCATAACTCAGATTCAACATTTGTTGCTTTACCGTATGAATTTGCGCATGCAACTGATGTACCTGGAATTGATACTAATGGTGCTGTTTGTTCTATTTTAGTTTATGGTTCTGATTTTAACAAAGGTACCGCTGGACAAGGAAGTTCAGACGCTAATCACGCTTCAAATACTGTTACACCTACTTTTAAGTCTCATTCTAACAAACCAATTATTATGAAAGATGTTTTTGAGGTCTCTGGATCTGATACGTCTGCTATTGGTTGGGTTGAAGTTACTGGTGAAGAAGGTCAAAATGGTTACCTATGGTACATGAAAGCTGAAGGTGATACTAGAGCTCGTTTTACTGATTACTGTGAAATGTCTATGTTAGAGTCTGTTAAAGGTGTTGCGGATAACTCAACTCTTGATACAACCACTCCAATATTAGGTGCGAACTTTGGTACTGAAGGTTTATTTGCTGCTATTGAAGATAGAGGTAATATTACATCTGGTGTTACAGGTGTTAATGCTGCCACTGATTTAGCTGAATTTGACGCTATCTTAGCTGAGTTTGATAAGCAAGGTGCTATTGAAGAAAACATGATGTTTGTAAACAGAGCTACTAGTTTAGCAATGGATGACATGTTAGCTTCAATGAATTCTTACGGAGCTGGAGGTACTTCTTATGGAGTGTTTGATAACGACGAAGATATGGCATTAAACTTAGGTTTCTCAGGATTTAGAAGAGGTTCATATGACTTCTACAAGTCTGACTTTAGATACTTAAATGACAAAGCTACAAGAGGTGGAATGATTGACACTGTTAATGCAATTAGAGGTGTTATGATACCAGCTGGAACATCTACTGTGTACGATCAACAATTAGGTAAAAACCTAAAACGACCGTTCTTACATGTTAGATATAGAGCTTCTCAAACTGAGTCTCGTAAGTTTAAAACTTGGGTTACTGGTTCTGTTGGAGCTGTTACTTCTGACTTAGACGCTATGACAGTTAATTATCTTACTGAAAGATGTTTAATTGTTCAAGGTGCTAATAACTTTATGTTAATGAAGTAAGACACTATCACTTTAAAGGGTTGGGATTAATTTCCCAACCTTTTATTTTTATTAATTTATATTATATTATATTATGGCAAAGAAAAAACAAGTTGAGGTAGAAACACCTCAAGAAGAAACGGTTGTTATGGAACAACCAGTGGTTAAGGCTCCTAAAATAGAAGCTAAACCTAAAAAAGACAAATGGGAAATAAAAGATAGAACTTATTATTTAATTGGAAATAAGCAACCACTATCAAGATCTATAAAATCATCAGACATATATTGGTTTGACGAAGAAAAAGGTTATGAAAGAGAAATGAAATACACTAGTAATCAACGAACGTGTTTCGTTGATGAGTTTCCAGAAGGATCTCAATCTAGACTAGAGCATGTTGTTTTTAGATCTGGAACGCTTAATGTACCAAAAAATAAAGTTGTTTTACAAAAACTTCTTTCTTTGTACCATCCTCATAGAAACAAACTATACGCAGAGTTTAAACCACAGGCTGTAGCTCAAAATGAAGTTGCTTTAATTGAGCTAGAAGTTATGGCACTAAACACAGCTATGTCATTAGATATAGATATGGCTGAAGCTGTAATGCGTGTTGAAAAAGGATCTGAAGTATCTAAGATGAGTTCTAAAGAACTTAAGCGTGATTTATTATTATATGCTAAAAGAAACCCTAGGTTATTCTTAGAATTAGTTAGTGATGAAAACGTTCAGCTTAGAAACTTTGGAATAAAAGCAACTGAACTTGGTATAATAAAACTATCAAATGACCAAAGACACTTTACGTGGGGTTCTAATGGTAGAAAACTAATGACAGTTCCTTTTGATGAACACCCTTATTCAGCACTTGCCCAATGGTTTAGAACTGACGAAGGTATGGAGATATACTCTAATATTGAAAAACAACTAGGTTAATATCTTTAATAACAATTATTAATAGCCACTCTTAACGGGGTGGCTATTTTTATTTAGGTGCTAACCTTTCTCGTTATTATGTAATTATAATAGTATAAATACAATATATGAAATCAAGCAAAGGACTAGGTGATACAATAGATAAAATAACAACTACAACAGGAATTAAGTCTCTAACTCAATTAGCGTTTAATTCTTTTGGAAAAAAAGATTGTGGTTGTAATAAAAGAAAAAACCTACTAAATAAAAGGTTTCCATATAAAAATTAATAACAATGGTAAATATAGATACGGTATATCAAAAGGTTTTGGCTATAGCTAATAAAGAGCAACGAGGCTATATAACTCCTCAGGAGTTTAACTTGCTAGCAGATAAAACTCAAAAAGAAATTTTTGATAGTTACTTTCATGACGCTAAAACAGCATATCATAAACCAAAAAACGCAATTGGTGTTGCATTTGATAATGTTGAAATACTACAAGAAAAGTTACAACCAATTATAAAATCAAGTACAATTACTACAACAGCTGGAGATAACGTTATATCATTATCTTCAAACTCTTATTATACAGACGCATTAACTATAGTTGGAGGAGCTGAGTTGGTTGAAATTACATATAAAGAAGCTTTGTTAAGAGAATCTAATCCACTAACAAAAGCAACACTTAGTAGGCCAACTTATTATAGAACTCCATCAAGTAGCACAAGTGTTAGGTCTGTTACAGTACTTCCTGTTCCAGTTGTTGACACTTCGTATAGTCATGTTTATTATGCTGATTTAAATTCGTCTGCTACATTTACACCGAAGTGGGGATATGTTGTTATTAATGACAACGCGTTGTATAACGCAAATACTAGTAATAATTTTGCATTACACGCTTCAGAAGAAGAGCTTATTGTAAATAGAATATTACAACTTTCAGGTATTATAGTTCAAGACGTAGGTTTAATACAAGTTGGTGGTCAAGAAGTAGATAAGTTAAAAGCAGAACAAAATAATTAATTATGGGATTACTAGATAGTCAAAGTCAAAGTCAATATTACAACGCAACAAGTGGATTTGGTAGCTACCAATTTATTACGCTAGATAATATTATTAGTTCTTTTATGATAGCTTACGTTGGAGAAGGTAAACTAATAACAAAAGTAAATAGAACAGATGTTCAGTTTCATGCTATGCGTGCTATACAGGAATTATCTTACGATGTTTTTCGTTCTATAAAGTCTCAAGAAATAGAAGTACCACCTACGTTAAAAATGATATTACCACAAGACTATGTTAATTATGTTAAAGTAGTTAGAGTTGATAGTGATGGTATTGAAAGAGTTTTGTATCCAACGGGTAAAACATCAAATCCATTTCCAGTTCTACAAGATTCAGATGGTGTTTATCAATTTAACGAAATATCTGACATAGGAGAAACAGTTGATACGTTGTCACAACAAACTGAAAGTAACACTTGGGCTAATTATAAATCTCAAGGTCAAGTAGATGTTGAAGACAACTCTGAAGACAACGACACAATACATATGGATAGTAGAGGTAGAAGATACGGTCTTGATCCACAACATGCTCAAGTTAATGGTTCTTTTTATATAGATTATGTATCTGGTTATATTCATTTTAGTTCAATCTTATCAGGAAAAACTATTACATTAAAATACGTAAGCGATGGACTAGGAACAGACGAAGAAATGGTTGTTCATAAGTTTGCTGAAGAAGCTGTATACAAGCATATAGCTTATGCTGTACTAGCATCAAGAACAAATATACCAGAGTATATTGTACAAAGATTTAAAAAAGAAAGATTTGCAGAAACTAGAAAAGCTAAAATTAGACTATCTAATATTAAAATAGAAGAGTTTGCTCAAGTATTAAAAGGTTTAAGCAAACCTATAAAATAATAATTTATGCCAGAAATTAAACATAGTTTTGCTAGCGGTAAAATGAACAAAGATCTTGACGAGAGACTTGTTCAAAATGGTGAGTACCGCGACGCAATGAACATACAGGTTAGGACAACAGATGGAGATGCCGCTGGTACTGTACAAAATATTAAAGGTACAACGCTAGTAGGTGAGGGTTATGATTTAGATGGACAAACAAAAATAGTTGCTAGTGTTGTAGATGAGAAAAAAAATAACATATATTTCTTTTTAGCCTCACCTCCCGCTACAAACATTGAAAGTGCTCTTGTTGTAGAAAAAAAAGTATATATAGATAGTATAATAGAACAAAATACAAATGGATTAACTAGCCCAGTTGTTGTTGATGAATATGCTATAGTAGATACATATAGTAATTTTTCTGGAGTTTTTGGACCAAATGGATCTGTTCCATATATGGAAATAAATGTTATCGACGCTTCACAATATAGTGTTGGTATGACAATAGAAGCTCTTGATGAAAACGATAACAATTTACTAACTAATGCTGAGATACAAAATATAGATGGAAATACGTTAAAGCTATCAACAACACAAACTGGTGATTTAGTAAACCTTTGTAAAGCTGTTATTCTTAGACGACCTGGCGTTTTAAAGTTTACTGGCAATGTGATAACAGGTGTAAACATTATAGATGATTTATTATTCTGGACAGATAACACCAATGAGCCTAAAAAAATAAATATAACAAGATGTAAAGATGGTACAAGTAGTATAAGTACTCACACTGAATTAAAAATAGCAGATATAGCAGATGGAGACAATCTTGTTAATGTAACTGATTTAGAGTACGCTGTAACTCCTGCTATAAATAAACATTTAAAAGAAGAACACATAACCGTTATTCGTAAAGCTCCAGTAAAAGCACCTATGCTTGAAATGTCTAATACATCTAGAGACTCTCAAACACTAGTTGTTGATGTTGAGGTTACATGGGGTGACAGTACAGATAGTCCACAACAAGGTGATGAACTTACTGTTGAATCTGAAAATTTTAATGAGTCAAGCTATATGGTTGGTGACATATTAATATTTACAGAGGGTTCAAGTGGTAATAATATTAATTTAAATGCGCTAGTTGTAAAAGCGACAGTAGGTAGCATAGATATTACTAATGAAGGTTTAGTAGCGCTAACAATAACTATAATAAGTGTAACTGGAGAAGAACAGGATGTAACTGGTAAGTACGAGGTAGACTTACAAATGGAAAAACCTTTATTTGAAAAAAAGTTTGTAAGATTTGGTTATAGATATAAATATGAAGATGGTGAATACTCTAGTTTTTCACCTTGGTCAGAACTAGCTTTTCTACCAGGACCATTTGATTATTCTCCTAAAAAAGCCTATAACCTTGGTATGGTTAATCAAATGAGGCAACTTGTAATTAAGAATTTTATCCCACACATAACAACTAGACCGTTTGATGTTTCTGAAGTTGATATACTATACAAGGAAACAAACAAACCGAATGTTTATGTTGTAAAAACTATTAAAAGACAAAAAGATTCTGAATGGGAACTGTCAACTCCAAGTGTATGGAACCCAGTTGGTACAGACCAGGGTAGAATAAAGATTACATCTGAAATGATACACAGCGCTTTACCGGCTAATCAAATATTAAGATCGTTTGATAACGTACCTATAAAAGCACTTGCTCAAGAAATAACTGGAAATAGATTATTATTTTCAAATTATGTTCAAGGCTACGACATAAGATATCCGGTTGCATTAACGCAGTCTGTTAAAACTAAAGAACAACCAACAATAAACGATCCTAAAAAATCAGTAAAGTCCATAAGACAGTATAAGGTTGGTATGGTGTTTGGTGACAAGTATGGTAGAGAAACACCAGTTGTTGTTGCTAGTTATGTTAGTGGAACTAATTATACAAATTACTTAAGCACAACAGGAGACCTTAGCGTTCCAAAACAATTTTCTAGTACTCAAAACGTTATTGAGGTTACTCAAGACTGGAATGCACCTAGTACATCAGCTGGACTACCGGAAAACTGGATGGACTACGTAAAGTATTTTATTAAAGAAACATCTAACGAGTACTACAATTTAATATTAGATAGGTGGTATGAAGCAGAAGATGGTAACATTTGGTTGTCATTTCCTTCTGCAGACAGAAATAAAGTTGATGAAGAAACTTATTTAATACTTAAAAACGAACATGGTAATAATACGCCAATAATAGAAAAAGCTAGATATAAGATTATAGCTATAGACCCAGATGCTCCAGACGACATAAAAGTTGACTCAAGAATAATGGGTAAAATAGAACTCGGTGAAACAGCATTTAATGATATGTTTTTTGATGCTGATAACTCTAATCCTGAAACAACATCTCCAATAACATTAATGAATGGTAACAAGGTTAAAATAAGCTGGGGCCAATGGGATGGTGAGCTTGATGACTACGAGAGACAAGGTTTACTTAAGGTTAGAATAGTTGGAACTTATAATGATGAAACAAAAGCAAGTAAGTGGCTAAAAGTTACTCACTTTAAAAATGCTGATGAGGATAATGATAAGCCAGCAAAAGTTATTTGGAAGGGTACGTTTGGAGAAACAGCTGACATGTACGACGCGTTTGGTGGATCGGGAACTTTATCTGGATTAAAGTATTTCATGGAGTTTAAAGAAGAGGTTGTTGAAAACAAACCAGAGTATGATGGTAAGTTTTTTGTTAAAGTAGAAAGAGATATTATTTTAGAAGACAAGGTATTAAACCTATCTGGATTAAACGTAGATTATGACCCTGTAGCATCTTATAAAATATCATATATAGACTCTCAAGATCAAAACCCAGCTAATTCAAATGCGTCATATGGTTCAACAGATATGCCGAGAAAAGATTACTATTTTGGTGATCAAGGAGGTGAACCCAATGCTCTTGATGGACAAACAGATGTTTATTGTGGTGGAGCTTATCCAAACTCTGCTGCATCGCAAGCAAGTGGGGATCTTGATGGTAGTAATGCAGAGGGAACAAACATAGCGTTTGTTGATTTTACTGAATTTCCTAATGGTTACAGAAACTTTTGGAAACAAATACCACAAAGTGGTGGAGCGTTTGAATACAGTTTTGTAGGTGATGGAACATGGGGTCAAGAGGGAAGAAATGGTGATGCAACTTATATAGGTCTAGGATGTGATTCTACGTATCAAGGTGCAGTTATCAATAACGGTGAACATGATGGTTACGACAGTGGACTTTCACTAAGAATACTTAATAGATCTGCAATCACTAGGAAGTACTGGAATTGGCTTAAAGATACAGCTTATGGTTACACCGGAGCTAAAATGTTTATTGATTCAGTTAGAGGTAAAGAAATAGAACTAAACGGTGCACCGCAATCTGCTGGTAATCCCACTGGAGATGGCGGTGTGGTTTCTCAACATTATTATAAACCAACTGGATTAGATGCTGGTTTATTAAATGATCCAGATGGAGCACATGCTCCCACAGTAAACGGTCATTTAGGTAGAATATTTATTTCAATACCTAAGCATTACTATGGAAATGATGAAGACGGCTGGGGAGAACTATCCACTTTTAAAAATGAAATGACTGAGGTTGGTAGAATGTTTAGTTTTGCAAGAGACCCAGAAAACAATGTATACAAAATAATAAGCAAGCCAAATGAAGTTGATTACATGAAAGGTAGAAACTTTGCCGATATGACAGAGGACAATCAACCTGGATTTTGGAACGAAGATGAAAACGACGAAGCATATAATGGCACATATCAAATTATAGACGACGAAAGTAGCTTTTCAATTTTTTCAAATTTAGCTGTTGGTAGTAATCCTTTTGGAGCAGTTGAGCCTGGTACTAGTTTTGTAGACTATAACAATAGTAGTTATTTAAGTGGTGGTTCAAATTTATGTGGTCAATGCTCAGGTAGTGACGATCTGTGTAAAAGAGTTGGTTTTAGAGTAGAGTTTAGAAGGATTGATAAAAACACAAATAAAATAATACCAAACGAGGGAATTGACACATCTATATGGGATCCTAGAGGAGCTATAATGCATGATGGTAGAGAGGCAATGGAAATTCAAATAATTAAAAAATATCAAGATCCTAACGAAGTAACCTTTGTTAACAATGGTGCATGTTTTGAAACAGAACCTAAAGAAGATGTTGGTTTAGATTTATACTACGAAGCCTCAAGTGCTATACCAATGTATTTAAACAGTGAGAACACTCCTATTTTTGCACCATATAATTCTAAAGTTAGTATAAAGAGGCCCTTAGGTTCAGACGGTGGGCTACAAAGTGTTATTTTATCTAACTCAAACCATCACGTATGGACAATTGGTCACACAGCTACAACGTCGATTATAGGTGTTAGGTCAACAGACGCTAGTGGAAATATAGATCTTCACAATACTGATATTTTAATTAATGATAGAATTATATTTACCCATGACAATGGATTAAAAACAATGTCTAAAGTTACTAGATACATGAGCCCAACGGTTAGTTTAAATGAAGCTTTTGTTAATTTAATAGAAACAACATTTGAACAAGGTGGGTTAATACCTACTGCTTATAGTGTTGTGTACTCGGGTGATGTTGAAAATCCATTTGGTGTAACGTTTACTAGTGCTGGTGGAAACGTAAATATAGAAGTAGGATATGAGCTTTCAGGATTAGGTGTACCAAGTGGAGTAACCGTAACATCTGTTAGTGGTTCTAGTGGTGCAACGTTATCAAGTGTTAGTTGGATGAACGAGTATATAAGTCCACAAAATGGTACAAATATAAACAAATGTATAGTAGCTGGTGCCACTGGTTATTATGAAATAGACTCAGAAGCTTACAAGTATCCAGTTGAGTTAGCTTGGTTTAATTGCTATTCTTTTGGTAACGGTATAGAATCAGATAGAATAAGAGATGATTTTAATGCAAATACAATAGATAATGGTGTTAAGGTTTCTACTACACTATCCGACTATGGTCAAGAAACAAAAGGTAGTGGTATGATATATTCAGGTTTGTACAACTCAACATCCGGTGTAAACGATCTCAATGAGTTTAACATGGCAGAGAAGATTACTAAAGACTTAAATCCAACTTATGGATCAATACAAGCTTTAAAAACAAGAGATACAGATGTTGTTGTTTTTACTGAAGATAAAGTGTTAAAAGTTTTATCTAACAAAGACGCTTTATTTAATGCAGATGGAAACCCTCAGTTAACAGCAACCGATAGAGTACTAGGTACAGCTGTGCCATTTGTTGGTGATTATGGTATATCTAAAAACCCTGAGTCATTAGTGTCAGATCAATATAGAATGTACTTTACAGACATGCAACGAGGAGCCGTTTTAAGGTTGTCTAGAGACGGTTTAACACCAATATCAAACGTTGGTATGAAAACGTACTTTAGAGAAAACCTTAAAGACTCTATTAGTTTACTTGGAACATTTGACAAGGTTAACGGAGAGTACAACTTAACATTAAATAAAAGGTTTTCTAATACAACAGTATCTTTTAATGAAGGCAGTAAAGGTTGGGTTAGTTTTAAATCTTTTATTCCCCAAGCTGGAGGTTCAGTTGGTGGAAAATACATAACAGCAATTAACCACGATATCTATGAGCATCACGTTGAGATACTAGATGAAAATGGAAACGATACAAACAGAAATACTTTTTATGAAAATCCATTTGTTAACTCTAGTGTTACTGTTTTATTTAATGATATGCCTGGTAGTGTTAAGTCTTTTAAATCTATAAACTACGAGGGTTCTCAAGCTAGAGTAAATCAATTTACTTCTGTAAACACAACAGATGACGCTGGAAACCTTTTGTCTAATTTAGACGACGGTCAGTATTATAATTTATTTGCAAAAAAAGGTTGGTACGTTAGGTCGTTTGCAACAGACTTGCAAGAAGCTAAAGTAGATGAGTTTATAAATAAAGAGGGTAAGTGGTTTAATAGTATAACAGGAACAGAAACATCATTAAGTAATTTAGATTTAAAAGAGTTCTCAGTACAAGGTATAGGTATTCCAACTACTGTTGTAGATCAAACCGAACCACAGAACTTTACTCTTACAATACAAGATCTTGGTGATGAAGATTAATAATTAATAATATGGCAAATAACTACACTGTAACACCTGCGGTTTCACAGGTACTTCAAGAAACCGGAATAGGTACAAATAATTTTGGGACTAGTTACATTAGCCCTAATAACACGGTATATCAATTGTATATTGTACCTAACGAAGGGTCAAGTATTTCAGCTTCAGACTTTACTATTGGTGGAGTTGCTGGAGTTTTAGTTGGTGGTGCAGCTTCTTGGGCTAAGTATGTTTGGAACACTGAAAATAATAATACAAGTGGTTTTCCAGAACCACAAGAAACATCCACGCTTTCTAATCAATGGGGGTCTAGTCCTACTGGCAGTGAAGTAGTACAAATAAGTATGGCTAATACTGGAGTAGCATATGCTGCTAATAATCAAGTTGAGATTAATGTTTGGTTGTATCAGTTAGTGTCGATGCCTGTTAGTGATTTTACTATAAATATAGATATAGACGGGGTAACACAAGATCAGTCAGGAGAAGCTGTTGTAGGCCCAGATGACGTGCTAGAGGTACCCTCAATAACAAGTATGATTATAGCTCCAGTTGTTAGTTTGTTTGGTTTTAGTGGATCTGGTCCAACTCCAGTTATTGCTGGCACCTCAAGTATTGTTCCAGGTGGCAATGTAATAGCAAACTATAATCAATTTCCAAATATTATTCAACTTGGTCCCTATAAGGACTGGCCAACTGTTGCTACTGACGGAACAGAAACTCTTACTATGTTTTCTAACAGTTACCCAACTGGTAGTGGTCCAATTACGCTATTGTCTTCTTTTCCACAAGGAGGTACTAGCATGTATGTTGGTACAGAAGAAGACGGGTTTGGTTGGCAACAGGCGCCTGGCACTAATCCAGGTGCAATAAACACTCCAACTTATTTTACTTTTGAACCTGAAGTAGATTATTCTGTTAGCAAAAATACCATGCAAGTAGATGTAGATTTAAACAACAATGGTTATGTAGAAGGAAGAATAACAGACACCTTAATTAATCCAGATCTTTATTCTGGTCCAGATGGAGCCGTTGGTTATGTATACAAAAATACACTGTACGTTGGTGGGGCAACACCAATTAATACAAACAATAATCCAACGACTTTTTATAATCCTATAGTTTATCTTTCTAACGATCTTTCAAATCCAGTATCTAACGTGATATCTTCTATAAAGTTAGCTGACTCAAACCCTTGGCCGTTTACACCTGGAGCATCTCCAGATTCTATGAGCAATGCTCAAAACTGGGTTAACAACAAGGTATACATGGAAATAAATTGGAACCCTAATTTCAACTGGCTACCCTTTGATTTTAAAGTGCTTTTTACACTTCAAGCTAGCGGACTAGCTTTAAATAGTAGTTCTGTAGAGGATATTGCTTTTGAAGCGGCATTTACAGTTAATTTTAATTATTAAATAAAAAAATATAATGAAAAAGTTTTTAATAAATGATGATAACGTAACTGTACTAGGAAACGAAGTTAGTGAAATACAAGCTACCACAATAAATATTGGCACAGACTCAGAACAGCATGTATACTCTATATCGGGTATGGTTTCTGCTAACAAATCAACTGTTGTTGGAACGGTTAGAGTTGAAGCTGGTTTTAATAGAAAATATATAAACTCTCCAACGTTAATTCCTAGTTTAAATACAAGACAAGAAAATAATGACTCGTTAAAGCTTAGTATATCAAGTATTGAAAGAGACTCTAACGAAAACATAACAGCGTATGTATATAATATAGTTTACAAAAATTCTAAAAAAACTACAAAAGCAGATGACCTAAGTTTTAATTTAAATCAAAGAACAGTAGCAATGCCTATAAAGTATTTTACTATAGATGCAATTAACACAGGAGATTTACAAATTAATGCTAATGGAGATGTTAGAAACATATCAATTGAAGGCGTGCCTAATACTCAATTTAAATTAACGTTAAATAGTTTATTTGAAGGTCACACTAGCACTGCACATAATAGCGCCGTTGAGTTTCCTGATTTTGTTTTTAGTAAAACTGAAACATCTATACTTAGTGATGCAAATTCTAACGGTGTTACTACCGCGGGTAGTGGCGACTCTATTAAATGTATAAACGGTACAATAGGTACTAATGGAAAGTATTCTTTTGTACAAAGGTTTCCTAGTAATATAATTGCTCACACAAATGTTAATGGTGAAAAAACTGGTTCAACCTCTATAACTATAAGAAGTGTTGAAGGTGTTGAAATAAACGATAAGGTTATTACTAAAGGGTTAGCTGAAACAACACCATGTAAGGTTACAGCAATAAA